GCTTCTGCTGTTGTTCTTGCTATTAATCGTAGACAGAAAGACATAAGAGAACTCTTTCATAGAGTGAATAAATGTGAGCTAGAAATTGCTCGTTTAAAAGCAAAAGATGGAAGTTCCTGAAATACCAGAGATACATATTCCTGAAGTTTATGTACCTAATGTTCCTCCACCTCCTGTCTTAACGATTGCTGTTCCTGGATGTACCTACACCCATCGAGATTTAAAAAATACTGGTAACTACAATCTCTTGCTAGTAGATTCCAGTGCCGTGGGTACTTCCTGTGCTGGAGAGATCCCTCATTTCTATTCGATGACATACGAGCCTGACAAGCTTGTACTGATTGAAGAAGCACCAGTTAATTCGTCTCAACCAGATATGCCAAAGACGAGGCAGGAGACACCAGAGATACCAGACAAGAAAGAAGAAGATGTTTTTAAACCTTGTCCTGGGCCAAATGATCAGCGAGTAGGCGACTACCGTAACTCTAAAAAATTAGAAAAAGTTTTAACTCACAAAAGAAATTTAGAAGGTGATTGTGTAACTTTGTATGAGGATGTTCAATGGGTGGAACAATTTTTTCCGACACCAGCGACCGCTGTTAATACTGCAACAATCGCTCTAATCGCTGCGACAAGTCCTCTAATTTTATCTGTAATAAAGCCTGCTGTAAAAAACTTAGTGAAGAAACTTACTTCTCGGAAGAAGAAAGAGAATGAACGTGAGGCTTCACCTGACCAGGGGGAATAGTTACTTTTATTCCTTCACAACTAACAGCATATTTTCCTGTAAATACTGCACCTAATTTCGCCTGCTCCGCACAGATGCGAAGTCTTTTGAGTTCTATGTCTAGTCGGGTTGAAGTAATTAATAACTGCTGCGCTTTTATATTGGTCTTGACTGCCGAATGGCACAAGTCTACCCCTCGTCCCAGTGGGATATTCAGTTGTATAGCGCCCCCGAAATTCAAATTATAATTGTCCTTCTCAAAGCGAGGTAACTCAGTGTGGTATTTAACTGCTCCAGTGTCTTCGTCATATATGGGCGAAATCGTTTTGTCTACAAAAGGTAAGGCGTAAGAATGTGTTTTTGAAATGAAGGGGCTAATGGTAATGCTAGGAGAGACACATTGTATGCCTTGTGAATACCTGGAAGTTGGCCACATACCAGGTGTAATCATTGTGGCATTGTTGTTGACGACCCCTTGACTTGTGCTTTGTGGACTGCTGACTGTGGTGTTACTCCAAGCGATCTGAGGGATATTTAATAATATAAATAAGCCTACATTCCAAAAATACTTGTACTCTCTGACTGGGTTGAGGTTTGAATTTGTCTCTGAATTATTGTTATCGTATCGAGTCCAGGATTTTCTATTGAAGTAACCAGACTGAAGGATTGACCTTCGTTGACTACCTCGAACTGAGGGACGGCTTCTAGTGAAGGGGCTACCCAATTGTAATTAACTCCATTGGTCGTTTGTGTTGCTGTAAGAGTGTTAGTAGGGTTGATTGCTGAACCAGAGATAGGTTTAACATTGTGGCCACTTGCAGAAAACGAAAATCCCTGGTCGAACTGGTAACTCGTGATCGTCTCATTTATTAAAGTTTCGCTGGAGCTAGTTTGATTCAGCTGACCACTTCTAAATTGCGGAACCACAGGCTGTGACAGGGCTTTGGCGGGTAATATTATTAATAATAGCAGTAAACATCTAGTCAATTGTTATAGACATTGTTGTTGAAGCTGTGCAACCTGAACCACTTCCAAAAGCACCTGAACAAGTATGGACTCCTGAGCTAAGAGAAGTAATAGCTCCAGAGCCTAATGTTCCTCCACTTCCTACTGTGGTGGTTCCTGATAAATGAGGAAGACTAGCAATTCCTGAACTAGGAGCTACAGCGCTAGGCGTGGCATCTCCATATAGCATCGACTCTGATTTTTGAAATGCGCTGCCTGCTGTTGTGATTGTTGTATCTGTGTTTATTAAGGCTGGAACCCCATTGGTCAGTGAGCCTAAATTAAGACCGCCAATTTTTCCGCTAGTTGTTGAATCCCCAACGGTTACGGATGGCGTGATATTTGTACCGCTAATACTGTGTGTCGTTGGCCCTCTAACTGTTTGGCTATAGGGCATATTCACAGAAATGCTGGCAGCGGTGACAAACTTCGCCTCAATATCCGCCAGGGCTGGACTTCCTGTAAGAAGCAGTAGCGTGAGTAGTCGCTTCATTTGATCCCCGCCTTCGTATCTTTGTTGTCTACTATAACTTTATCTTTCTTTTTGTTACCATTCTTTCCTTTTACATTGATTCCAAATTGAGAAAGGGAAGCACTGAGCAAACCTGCGGCAAAAGTCGTATCTATCTGCCTGACTGGGTTTCCGAAGTAGCTCATTGAAATTACTCCAAGTGACCACGCAAGAATAGTCAACTGAACAAAACTGGCGAGCCAACCTGAGCTACTTTTTTCTTCTTCTTGTTCATCCATAATTGCTCTACGGTCGTGTAACTACTATCTTAATAGCATATACACTCTTCTTATGCTTCTTTTAGTACGACCAATCCTTTTTGCTTTTCTTAAAAGCGAAAGCACTAAAAAATTAATTATTGATTTATTGAAGGCTTTAGCTAAGTCAACAGACAATACTCTTGATGATGGCGCAGTTGCTTTAATTGAGCGCAGCCTTATGAAGAAATGAATAACGAGTTAAAGAACAATATGGATCGTGTGAAATATCAAAACGATCTATATGAAAAATCAGGGAGGAGTGATCCCTCGCATCCCTATCATTGTGTTTTCACAAATTTACACATTGAAGCTACCAGCGAGCAGCTTCCATTGGAGGAGTCCAAAGAAGTGGCTGCTCAGTAACCGAATCGTATTCTCCTGCCCTTAAGATCCGAGCGCATCTCGCCATCTTTAAAGGAGCAGGGGTTTTTTCTGGATATTTCTTTGCGACCTTTGCAAAAGTTTCTACAACAATTGCCCATAAAACCATATCGCTAGGAGCATGAATCCAATTGTCTTTTTTAAACATTGGGTTTGCATTACCAATAGTCGGACATCCTGGAAAATTATCGGCTACATCCCCGACTAGGACTTGTTTGTAGAAGTTCATATCTGCTTCTCTCTGACTGATCTCAATTACTTCATCTCCGACCAGGTGAAGACCAGGAATAGTTTTTAAATCTTTATCACCAGAGACAATAATATCTCCATCATCTGCAATCAATCCAATAACATCATCTGCTTCTACATTAGGAATCTGTTTTACTTCCCAGTTCTCTCGATACCACTCCCTTAGAGTTCCATACCCTGCTGGCTTTCGATACTTTCTTCTTTGTCCTTTATAGGTAGGCCAAACTCCATACCTAAAGTTATTCTTGTCTCCTATCGCCAGGACTGGGGTGTGATCAGGAGCAAAGCTAGTAAATCTTTCAATGTCCTGCTCAATACCAAACTTGGCAGTTTCTACATCACAGAAATAACCCCATAATCCATCATTAATTTCATATTCTTTTTCATTGCTGCTGGCATGGCGGTAAGCAATGGTTTCAATGTCGATGATTAGTTTCATTTGATTTCTGCCCTGGTGTGGTTTTGACGGTCAAGCTTGCTTTTCCAATGCTTGATTAAAGCTTTTAATTCAGTGATCCTTTTCTCTGCATTTTCAATTTTTTCTGTCAAAGATAGATGCTGTTGACTTTTCATTTGTTGATGTCCATAAAGTGTTTCCACATAAGGAACTGAAAAATACAGAAAAGGATGACTGCTATAGAGCAAACGATTATTGGAAAGTGCATTTAAAGAACCTCCCAATCGAGAACAATTGCTTTGTGATCGTCACCATATTTTTCGATAGCTTGTCTCCATGCTCCGCTTGCTATATCAGAGATAAAATATTCATCAAATTTGTGATGGTCAGGCCCGAATAAACGGACTCTGTATTTGTTTTGACCGAGATTAGAGTTGTAGTTCATTGCCCATGCAACTCCAGGATGTAATGAAGCTGGCGAATAGAGCCGTCCCAGTAGCCTTGTTCAAAGCGATCTCCTTCATCAAATGCTTCTTGGTAATGCTCATAGGCTTCTGAGAGCATCCTCTTAAGAGTTCCAAAGTCCATCTCAACTCGATCATCATCGTGAAAACGATCAAAGTCTGAAGTTCGTGGTGTTATTCGAGTGTGGGATCTAACCATTTTTGATCTAAGAATTGGGTGTCTTCGTCAAACTCAAAACTGCCTGCATAACCGCAGCGTCCGAGCATCCGATTTTTTAAGCAATAAGAATGTGTTGTATCTGTTCCTCTCTTGCGACCTGCGGCAAAAATTGTGTCTGCCAATTGAACCAGCGAGTGACTACCTCTAATGTCAGATAGTTCAGGGACACTTCCATCTTCCATATTTTTATATTGAGAAGATGAGCGGTTGAGGTGGCTGATAGCGATAACTGTGCATTTTGTAGAAGCAATAAAACTTCTAATCTTTGTAATTAAAGAATCAATATGCTTTGTATCTTGAGCCAACCCTGAACTAATAATCGTTAGGTGATCTAAATAGATACGAGAGCATCCAAGAGATCTAACCATGTAGTTCATCCGTTGAAGAATGACATCTTCATCAAGAGAACCAAAGTGATCAAATAGTTCTAACTTCCCTGAGTTGCAGACAAACTTATCGGCTGAAGAAATAGCATCTAATTGCTTTTCTGTTAGTCCTGCATAGTTTTGCCTTGCATGTATCTGAACACCTGCTGCCATCCCTACAAATCTAAAGACGGCTTCTTCCGCAGTCTCTTCTAGTCCTATCCACCCGATTTTTATACCTTGCTCCATGTCAGCCAGGGCCAACGCTCTTAGTAAAGTAGTCTTCCCAATTCCACTACCAGCTACAAGAATAATTAGTTGATTGTCGTAACTAGGAGTGAGGCGGTTCCAGAAAACAAAACCAAAATCAGTTGCTTTTCTTTCGGGTGGTTTGTTGGCTAAACCTGCATAACTAGACGCTGGCTTAATCCCATCAGGCCGTATCTCTTTAGCTGCATAAACAGCATCTTTAACGGCCATGCTACCAAGTTCAACCAGAGTTTCATTGGCATCTTTCTTTGGCCAATCAATACGTCTAACTTGTCCTGGCTTGAATAAATTAACCAGTTCGGAGGTGGCCTTTTCGCCAGCCTCATCCATATCCATCGCAAGATAGACAAATGGTGCTTGTGTGAAGAAGTCAAGATCTTTTCTTACAAAGTTTGCTGCTGATTGAGCGCCGTTAGGAACTGATAGACCAACTACTTTTCCGTTGGTGGCGAAGGTGATTGTGGGGGCATCGAACTCTCCTTCGCAAATTGCGAATCCATCAACTCGCTTAGGATTTGCGATATGTGAACCAAACGCTGTGACTTCTTTTGGTTTTCCGCTCCAACTGATTCGGTCATTTTTGTTCATCGCTTAAGATTCGGTGTTTTTGGGCTATAACTTTTCCTTCTTTATTTCGGTACTCAAAGACAACTCCTGTCTCTGTTCTTTGGATGCCGTATTGCTCCAGGATTCTTCTTGGGATTCCTCTGTAAGTTTCGTCTTCCCATTTCTTGAATACTGGTTGAATCATTGGCGGAATAAAGTTCGGTCTGGCATCTTTTTTCTTTTCTTCTCCTTCACCTTTTTTGTAGGTTTGACAGGCAAAGCAGTACGAGTGATCCGTGTAAACCGCAAGGCCATCGCTACTCCCGCAATCGCAAGGCTCGTGACGAATAAACTTGGATTCACCCATCTGCCTCCATCTCCTCTTTCATTTCGTCTATTGCTTTAAGCAATGAAGCAGTACCACTAACCTTGCTGGCTAAAACCTTTAAGTCAGCGGCTTCATAGGTGGAGAATTTTTGATGGCAGGAATTACATCTTCTTCGTCTTTGCACATAAGGAACTCCTTTAAAATCCCTAGTGGCAACCCTTATAACCTCAGAAGAGCCAGCTAAACAATGTGGACAGTTCATTTATGGATGATTGATAAAAGTTTTTAGAAAGACGTAAAGCAAATAGCTAATACAAGCGATTGCTATGAATTGATGAAGTAGAGACATTAGTAATAGACCATGAAATGAATGTGGGCCTTAGCTGCTTTTGGTTCATGTATCCATCGCATGTGAATGTCATTAATAACTTTCACGTTGTCATCCTTGAAGAGTCTTGGTTCGTAAGGTTGCTTGCCTTTTTCTTTGACTGAAACCAGGGCATCAAGCAACCCTCCGATCAAGTTGTCAATATCTCCACGGGCAGGCCCATAAAAAACAACGATTATGGCGTTGCATTTTTCAAGGGGTTCTCCTGTCCAGAACTCTGAGGCGAGACTCCAGACATCCTTTTTCCATTTCTTGTAGGACGGATCCATGTATGGCCTCGTTTGTCCTTGAAAGGATCTAGGTCTTGCCTTGGATTTGGGAGCGATGGGGATGTCAAATTCAACCTTCGGCATCGAATACAACATCTGAAGGTGAGACATAGCCACCCTGAACCTCATCAAAGACTGAACTTGAGGCACGTTCATAAGCGACATAATCAATCACCTGTACTTGTCTCAACTGATAAGAGAGACCTACTCCACTTGGCCCTTTCCAGGGATAAAGGTCATAACCAATTCGTATTTCTGAACCATTACCAATAAGGTTTGATGGATCCCATGCGTTGTTCTTACTGTCAACAACTAATGGGCCTGGAGTGAATCCGCCGTCAGACTTTCTAGTAAATCTTTTTAACTTAAAAGTCCATATAACTGTGCCATCATCTTTTGTCTTAAAAGGTAAAGCATTAGCATGAGCTTTTGCGTTCACTCCATGCTGCCTTTGTACTTCTGCTTCTTGAGCTTCAAACCATTCTTTATGTGGCTTAATATTTAAGTTAAAGATCAAATCTGTTGACCAAAAAGGTGGTGAATTTGGCTCAAATTTATTTGGCTCTGGTTCCCCTAATCCCTTAAACCATTGGCAGGGCGCTTTGGGTGTTTGTTGAAGTTGCATGTGGTCGTGTAAGCACTATCGCTTATCTACTATATATGGTGTTCAGATATATGGACATCTGTTAACTAAATGATTTAAGAAAATAGATATGGGTTAGTACCAATTGATACAGGGTCTAGCGTGTTCACCATTGGAGGCTTCGGAAGAGTAAGACTTGTATTCTCTGAGATCTCTTGATGTATCTGGCCTAGTAGATCTTCTTGATAGAACTCATTCATAGTGTCTAACAGGGTTTCATGGAACTTATCGGCATGGATTGCTGCGACCCCGTAACAATCATGGTTCACTAATACTTCTATTCCAGGGGCGTAGAGTTTTTCCATAAGCATTACTAGATATGCTGCATCGAAGCCGTGGACAAAGTTTGCTCCAACACCTTTATTAGCTTGTGTTGCGCTCAGTTTTGCGTTT